TCAAAAGCTGGATTGCTTTCTCCAATACCAACATTCCCCGAGCTGTCGATGCGCATCCGCTCGGAGCCACCATTAACTCTAAAGATCAGAGCATTTGCGCCATGAGAGTATTGAATGGATCCAGTGTTTGTATCACCACTGTCGCCAAAGTAAATGTAATTATTGCTACTTGTGCCCGACAACATCTGTATTGCAGAGTTGCCGTTTGATTCAACAGTCAGAAAGGAGCCGCTCTCAACAGCACTTGCCCCAGAATCTCCACTCTTGACATGTAGAACAGACAAAGGAGAGCTTTCACCTACACCCATTCGACCTGAGCTATCAACAACAACACGCTGCGTGCCGCCAGTAGCAATTGAAATCTCGTCAGCCGCTGACTGGAACAACCCACTATTTACGTCCCCGTTCAAAATCAACGCAGGGGCACTTGCTGAGCCCGCAGGAAGATTCAGCGACTGATTAAAAGTCCAGCAATCTGTGCTGTTTACCCACGTCAAGGTTTTATCAGTTGCACCCTTCAGCGTGATGCCACCGCCATCGGCGGTCACATCAGTGGGCGTCGCAACACTGCCAAGCTCAATGTTTTTGTCATCAACGGTCAGCGTCGTGCTGTTGACCGTTGTTGTCGTGCCGTTGACCGTCAGGTTTCCGGCAATCGTGATGTCGTTCTCAAGTTTTGCTGATGTGATCGACCCGTCCGCAATTTCGGCGGTGCCGATAGTCCCTGATGCCGCAGCCGTAATTCGGCCTTGGGCATCAACTGTGATGTCTGCCGTTGTATAAGAACCAGCAGTGACAGAGGTGTCGGCCAGCTTATCTGCCGTGATCGCATCGTTGGCGATGTCTGCAGTTGCCAGCGGGTATGCAGAAATTGAAAAACCCGCGTAATAAGCCAGCGAATTCCAAGCTGTTGACCCATCCCCGATCTTGACCTTTTTAGTGTCTGTCTCAAAGCCAAGCTCACCGTTCAACAGGGTCGGATTAGCAGATGTCCACCCTGCAGCGGTATCGCGCCGCTGCTGCATTTGAACTTTAATTTCAGTAGCGGCCATGATCAGTCAGCGTTAAGAACAAGTGTAGCTTGGGTGGAATCTGAGCCATTCAGAATGAATGGTTCCGTTCCGGAGAACACGAAGAAAGCAAAGGCGGCCTCGGTTGGAAGCGTTGCGGGTCCTCCATCAAGGATAAAGAGCAAGTCGATGCCTTCAATAGCCTGTATGGTTACTGATACGTTGTAGAGCTGAACCCCGGTATGCTCTTCTGTAGGTGTTTCGGTGTACCTAAATACGCTATTGGCTGTAAATATGTTTAGCCCGCCAAATAAGGATACGGGCACCGCAAAGCGTGCTGCAGTCCCAGAATTGTTCTGGTAATGGTCTCTTAGCAACTCGACAGAAGTTTGATCTAAACCTCTGTAAGTAAAAACAACTTTTTGGTCGTTGACAAAGTTATTATGTTTAAAACGAATCGGGCCGATACCGAAACTCTGGTATTCACTAACTTGCGGTTGACCTTGCTCAAGGTTTATCGAGTTAGGGTTTAGGGTAGGAAAAGTAGTCATCTTAAATGTTGTATGGAGGGATAACTTGTAGCTGGACCGAAACGGTTATTACACCTGGGTCGTAAGTAACCGAAGGCGGGCCTGCATAGATAAATTGATAACCAGACGGGAAAGTCAGGTTTGCTCCCGACAAAACAGATGTCGGAAGATCGAACGGAGCGAACCTGTTTTGCGTTGCATAGTGGGTATAAATAGCGTTGTGGTCGTCCACCGTATCGCTCACAAAAGTAAAACTCAAGCTGTGATCAACAGCTGCGTTATTACGCCTTACTGTAACGTAATCGCCCGATAAAGTGCTAGTGCTGCGTGCCGCAAACGCACCAGGGGTGTAGGTGCGGCTTTGTGGGGTGAGTGAAGGAAAGTCAGCCATTATGAACAGGAGTAAGGATCAAGCCCCAGGGATCGTATTGGTTGGGACTTGTTCATCATCTCGATCTCCATTCCAAGTGGCTTCAATAGTTGACTGATCATTTGAGAACTCCCATGCACCCACAATTCTGTAAGTGGTAATTTCAGATGCCGAAGCGCCAAACCCCACGGATGCACCTCCCCCACCGCCGCCGCAAGCGTTACCAGTTATTCCGCCTAAGGCCAGGCTTCCGCCTTGCGCGACACCTGCTACAGCCCAAACAGCTGTACGCCACTGCCTGAAGCTATCGCTAGGGCCGGCAAAAATGTTGTCTGAACTTGTACCTGTAATTGGCGTTGGACCAAGTATGCAACCGTACAAGCCTCTAAGCCCGATGCTGCTAGTTACTGCAGTCCAGTTTGTTGTCACCGAAGAAGAGGACGTTCCTGAGGACGCTGTAGAAGTTGATATCGTGCCACTGAAGCGAACATAAGCATACTGAGTGGTATCAGGATTAACTGATTCAGTTTGACCGAGATTGATTTCAGGGCCAAAACCTGACGGATCGCTAGGGTCTGGGCATTGACCTATTGCTACAATAAAATGATCAATGTCGTCTGTAGTAATAAATGATTGATATGGTCCGGAGATTGGTTTGTTAACGCATTGTTTCAACGTTCTCTCGCCAGTCGTTTTATTTTGGCGGTAGAAACAAACCCGACCATCGCAAGCCAAATCAGAGGCAGGAATTTCTACATTATCCCCAACAGTTGCAGCTCCAAGAGAATCCGTGCTGTCTAGCGATTGATCAAGCGGATCGTCAGGATTGTTTTCCCCGTCTGGGTAAGAACTATCTGTATCGCTCGGAGTAGGAATGTTAAATCCCGTATCGCCGGTAGACGGCACAGTACCCCCGCCGCCGCTAGACGTACCAATCAACGTGGTATCTGTTGAGCTGTTTTCGTCGCAGTCAAAATCGCTTCTGCCGACATCGATGGTGTTTCCAGCTCCACTTGCTGCGGCTACTTGCCGTGCAACAATGCTGCGGCCTTGAGAATCAATAGGGAAGTGGGTTAAATCGTAAGTAATAGTGCTGGTAAATGTTTTTTCAATACGGTTAATCTCGTAGAGTTTGTCGTGATGCTCAACGGCGCCTTCGCTTGTTTCACGGCGCAAGCGAACACGTACCAGGTCACCAACGACAAGTGTGCTGTTGTAGTTCTGTTCGCGCACGGTTAGGCGCAGGTGGTGTGTAATAAATTTGCGTTGAGCCAGGCGAAATGTTCCGACCTTTACTGCGTGGTCTTCGTTCGTGCAGTAATTACTCATATCGATGTTCATAAACGGGCCACTTGCGGCTTCACCTGTGTACCGAACTTCGACAGTACGTACCAGGCCGAAATTTGCTTCCGGCTGCTGCCGCCACTGAACAACAAAACAAACAGGTTCTCGGTCTTCCAGGCTGATGTACTCAATCTCGAAACCCCCTTCGACGACATGCTTCTCAGTAAATGTAAATTCAGGAGTTACCTGGGTCGTCTTAATAGTGTGGTCCGTGTTGTATGGCAACCGTGGCTGCATACCGAATTTGCCGTTTGTGTTAATAACACGCAGCAAAAAATTAACGCTAGTGTCCTGCAGCCAGTCGAGTAAATTTTGACTGTTAGTTATTTCTCCGTTAAACAGAAAACTATTGGCATCGACAAATTTTGCGGCAGTAGTCAATGTCGTGTTATCGATTAAATCATCAGCTAGCCGGTTGTTTGCTTGAAATAGGTATTTAACAAGGTCAACGTAGTTATCGGACGGCCCTGAAGTGCTGTCTACTAAGCGTGTAACCTGTAAACCTTCCCGGACAAATACGTTTAGGGTTTTTCGGAGCGTTTCGGAATCGACATCATCGAAAGTACGCTCAAAACTAAGAGTGGTTAGTCCGCTGTACGAACCAGATGTGCCGCAGAAAACCGGAAATCCGTGCTCTTTGCGTTTTAACTGGTACGTGGTGTTGTCAGAGCTGCGGTAATAATACCGGGTGCCGTCAGGGTAATTTACAGACTGCCCCGTAGTTAATGTGCTTATATCAAAAGCGTAAACATTGCTGGCATTCAACGAAGCGGTAAAAGTAAAAAAGTCATACATGTCATTACCTGGATTCCACGTACCTGCTCTGCCGTCAAAGACTTGGTTAAACGTTCCATGCCTGCAGGTCCCATGGAACAGGTCCCTTATCTGAATTTGAGGCAAATTTCCTTCGCTGAGGACTAGAAGGTACTTAAGCTGGATTCTTTCAAAAGGGACTTTTGCGACGACGGTGCCCCCGTCTGTTGATATGTCCTTTTCGACAATGGTGTTAGAGAAAAACGCCTCTGTCATTTTCGGCTGAACCATCACGCCGCCATTACTGTTTCTGCGTCGTGCAAACAGAATGGGGATTGGTTCGCCTGTTTTTAGAGCTTCCTGCGGCTTTTCTAGGTCTGGATTGCCTGCAGCAGCACCTGCAACAAGCTCTGTCGCACTCAGGCCGGTTTGCGCCGACAGCAAAAGCAGAGGATCTGAGATGCGGATGCTCATAGCTGGATCGGAACCCCTACCAAACTATTTGTAGCCGTTCGGGGCGGGATTTGCGCCCCGATGGGGGCCAAGGTTGATCCTAACTCGACTGTAAGTTCTGTAAACGACCCATTCATCCTAGAGACATACCCTAAAAATTCTGCAATCAAGGTCTGTCCCGACTGAGCGGCAGTAATGCCCAAGCGAGTGTCGAATTCATACGTGCTGACTAAGCACAACTGCTGTTCCTTAAAGGCAGTCTCAAAACAGCTCACTGCCTGCGACGTAGCAGGCATTTTTAATAAAACCGTCTGGCCGTTCAACGCTGAACTTTCTCCAACGCCGTCCCACTCAAACGGAAAGTAGGTGTAAGTCTTGGAAGACAGGGTTATGTCGGTGTTGACGTAGAAATTCTGCCAGAGCTTTTGATCGGCTCCGCCAGAGACGTAAACACGTAGATACTGAGCCTGACCTCTGTTGCTCATCAGCGGATACCTGAGTAACGGCGATTTCCGGGGTATCGCGAGGATTGTGAGGTGGAACGGGCCACCTGACGAAGACCCGACTCAAAATCTTCCATGCTCACGTAACGCTTGTTTTCGACTTGCATCACAGGACCAGTTTTAACATTGACGGTTGCAGTGCCGCCTCCGCCGCCGGAAGACGATCGAGAAGCATAAGAGCTTGAGCTTGCAAAGGAACTGGAACTTGGTTGTGACATTCGGGCACTCTTGGCCATTCGTGCATTTTTAAGTTTTTGCGCTTCTTCTAGCCTTCCAACCAACTCTTGAACGCTTCGATATCCAAAAGGACCAGCTTTTTCTATAACAGATTTTCGAACATCTGGGTCGATAGGCAAAGCAGTGCTTATCGTATGAGTCGATGTGGTTCCAGGACGGCCTCCACCCTTAGACATGCTGCTATTAAACCGAGCAGCTTCATTTGCCGCTTGACCTGTCGCTTTTGCAAGCTCTCTAGCATTAACTGCACGCCTTGCTTCCACTCGCCCAGCTTCAATGCTTTCGAGCTTACCCTTCAAAATGTTATTGGCGATGATGCCTTTCTGTTTTGCGATTTGAACAGAAAGCTTGAGCTGCTTGTCAGCAGAGCTGACCATTGCTTGAGTTAGTTTGTTGCTAAGTGCTTCAGATGCGGCAATCTCACGT